ACGGGGGAAAAGTTGGTCACTAAGTATCGTCTTGGGCGTCCGTCAAAGGAGTGGCACAAGGTAAGGGAGCGCAATGAGGCTCTTGACTGCCGCGTTTACGCCTATGGCGCGCTAAAGATACTGAACCCTGTATGGGGTGCCGTTTCGCGCAGTCTTGAGCGAAAGTCGAAGCCAGAGGCACCGAAGGAACAGAAACCGCCCCGCACTACCCAAAGGCGCAGGCCGATTAGGCAGCGCAAGTCCTGGGCGACTGACTTTTAGGAACTCCGATGCAGAACAAATTTGACACGGCGAACTACCCCACGTCGGAGCCTCGCACGGCTATTGCACGGGATAGATGGGTATGGCGCCGCCCCGACATTGCTGCCGCGTACCCTACTGACACGTATGAGTTGAGCTACAGATTCACAAACCAGGCCGACTCCAGCGATGTGCAGGAGGCTTTTGCCACTGAGAGTGGTGGCGATTACGTTATCGAGATTGAGGCGTCGGACACTGAACTTTTCTCCGCTGGCACATGGGCATGGTCCGCTGTTGTTTTAAGAAGCAGCGACAGCCTTGAGGTTGTCGTTGACCGTGGCTTTTTAGAGGTAACAGCAGAGGCATCCGCATCGCATACCCTGAAGGTGCTTCAGGCTATCAGGGCCACGATTGAAGGGACTGCTTCTGAGGAGCAGTCGCGCATAGAAATAGGTGGCAGGGTTCTTGAGCGACGCTCCATTGAGGAGTTGACGCGGCTAGAGCAGGCATATTCAAGGCGTTGGAAGCAGGAGCAGGCGGCTGTAGAGCGCGCCGCTGGTCGGCCCGTGTCTCGCACACTGATAAAGATGAGGGCATAGCATGGGGCTTTTCTCAAAGAAAAGGGCAGATATTGCCCCTGCGGATCGCGTCAAGAAAAATGCCTTCCGCATTGCTCCCAACCCTTACAGACACTGGGCGCCTAAAACCCCTGAGCGAGTTGAGAACTACCTTGCCATAGCGGTGCGGGGTGGGTTTGAGTCAACCACTGCAAGCCGCCTTCTCCACGGATGGGACACAGCTAGCCAGACTATTGACTACTACCTTGGGCAAGAGCTACGCCCTATGCGGGCGCGGTCAAGGGCCATGGTTAGGCAGAACCCCTATGGCAAGCGGTTTCTCTCGACAATCAAGGCAAACGTGGTTGGCCCCCAGGGGGTTCAGGTACAGGCAAGGTCACTAAGGCTGAACGGCGACCTCGACACACCGGCTAACGACGCCATCGAGGCATCTTGGCGGGAGTGGTGCTACAGGCACTGCGATTATCACGGACGGCATACGTTTATAGATTTGCAGAACCTTGCCATTTCCTGCGCGGCCCAGGACGGGGAGTTTCTTTTTGAAAAGATTTACACAGGCCCGCACGGATTTCAACTGAAAGTGGTTGACCCTGAGCTTCTGGACGTTGAGAAAAACGAGAAGGTGGGCGACGGCGAGATTCGCCTTGGTGTTGAGTACAACGCCCAGGGCAAGCGTGTTGCATATCACTTCAAGAAAAAGCCGCACCCTGTTTCTGGCGGATATGACAATTTTGAAAAGTACAGGATGCCCGCGACGGAGGTGATTCACGGGTACATCAGTGAATGGCCCGACCAGTCCCGTGGCACACCTTGGATGCACGCATCTCTTGAGCGTTCCAAGCATCTCGAAAAGTACGAGGAGGCCGCGATTGTCAAGGCGCGTTCAACCGCAGCGACTATGGCTGTTATGCGTTCTAACGAGGCGGATGCTTATGAGGGCGAGGAAGATTACGGCGACGGTGTAACCCTTGACCAGTATGAGGCGGGGACGATTAAGGACATCGGCAATCGAGATATCGTCCAACTAGATAGCGACTACCCTCACCAGATGTACGGGGCGTTTGTTAAGGCGCATCTTCAAGGTATTGCGTCAGGTTTAGGCATTAGCTACCACAGTCTTTCCAACGACCTTGAGGGCGTTAATTACTCAAGTATCCGCGCCGGTGTCCTTGAGGACCGCGAGGTGTTTAAGGGCCTTCAAAACTGGTTTATCCGCGCATTTGTCCAGCCGGTTTATGAGGAGTGGCTGACTGTCGCTGTCGGCAGGGAATTGATCCGTATTGGCCGCATCCCCCTTCGCAAGCCTTTGGAGGAGTATTTTCCCGCCCACTACCAGGCAAGGCGCTGGGCTTGGGTCGATCCCCAGAAGGACGGCACGGCTAACCAGATGGCCATTGACAACCTTACCAAGTCCCGCTCCGCGATTATCCGCGAGCAGGGCGATGATCCCGAGAGTGTATTCAGGGAGATCCGTGCGGAGCAGGAAATGCTTGACCGCATGGGTCTTGTGCCAGTTTCCCAGCAGACGGAGGTAGCCGATGACGGACCTCAAGAGTGACCTTCTTGGCCGCGAGATGGAGCGCGCCGAGCATATTGAAACCCGTGCCCTCGATGATGAGGACCGCACGGTAGAAATCGCCTTCTCATCCGAAGCGCCCTATGAAAGAGCGTTCGGTTTGGAGGTGCTACGCCATAACCGCGAGAGTGTGAAGCTCGACCGCCTGGAGCGCGGCGCTGCGGTGTTGGTGAATCACGACCCCGGCGACCAAGTTGGGGTGGTGGTATCTGCGCGCATTGATGACGACGGAGTTGGGCGGGCGGTGATCCGTTTCTCCAAGTCACAACGCGGGCAAGAAATCTACCAGGACGTTAAGGACGGCATACGTCAACTTGTATCGGTTGGCTATCGCATTCACGAATACGATATTGAGGAGCGCAAAGGCGAGCCTGATATTGTAACCGTGACTCGGTGGGAGCCTTTTGAGTTGTCTATTGTCGCCATTCCTGCCGATCCTTCGGTCGGTGTAGGGCGTTCTGATTCATCAAGTCCGCAACTAAAGGAGGACATTAAAATGTCTGAAGCGGAACACGTAGAGATCGAAGCGGTGGCACATGACGCCCCCGTTATTGATCGCAACGCGGAACTTACCAAGCTCCGCAACGAGGAGACCCGCCGGGTTGATTCCATTCGCCAGATGGCTGAAAAGTTTGAGCTTGACAGCCTTGGCCGCGACGCCATCTCCGAGGGCTGGAGTGTTGAGCAGTTCAACGCCCGCGCACTGGAGAAGGTGGGCGAGCGCAACAGCCAGGCACGGGCCAATTCTCAGCACGATGGTGAGGTTGACCTGTCTGCCAAGGAGCGCAAGCAGTTCTCCATGGTTCGCCTGATGGAGGCTATCTCAAACCCGAATGATCGCGCTGCCCAGCGCCGTGCGGCTTTTGAACTTGAGGTGTCTGCTGAAGCGCAGCGCGGTTTTGGCAGCGACTTCAACTGTCGCGGCGAGTTTGTGCCGACCAGCCTGATGTCTCGTACCCTGAGTGCGGGCACGGCTACTGACGGTGCTGAGCTTGTCTCAACCGATCTGCTGGCCCAGAGCTACATTGAAGTTCTGCGTAACAGTTCATCAGTAATGCGGGCAGGAGCCACCATGCTCCCCGGTCTGGTGGGTGACGTGGCAATCCCGCGTCAGACTTCAGCCGCCGCATCCACCTGGATCAGCGCCGAAGATGGTGATGCAACTGTGTCCGATCCGCAGTTCGACCAGGTAACGATGTCTCCGAAGGATCTGGCCTGCTACACGGAGGTGACCCGTCGCCTGCTTCAGCAGTCCACTCCTGCTATTGAGGGCATCGTTCGCCGTGATCTGGCTATCGCACAGGCACTGGGCATTGACGCTGCTGCGCTGTACGGCTCTGGCTCTAGCGGTCAGCCGACTGGTATTGCCAATCAGTCAGGCATCAACGTGAAGGACTTGGCTGCTGCCGATCCCACGTATGCTGAGATTGTCGAAATTATCAAACTGGTGATGGAAGATAATGCACTGATGGGCAACCCGATGTGGCTGATCGAGGCCAGCGGCTGGGAGGCTCTGTCCACCACGCCGAAGCAGGGTTCTGGTGTTGAAGGAAACTTCATCCTGGGCGACAACGAGCGCATCAAGGGATACCCCTACATCATGAGCAACCAGGTTACCGCAGAACACTACTTCTTCGGTGACTTCTCACAGGTGCTTGTTGGTGAGTGGGGCGGTCTTGAGATCAACGTTGACCCCTACACCCATAGCCTCAAGGGCAAGATTCGTTACGTGACGTTCAAGACGGTAGACGTGGCTGTACGCCAGCCGACTGCCTTCTGCCACGCACATGACGGCATCGTACCCTAATAGCTAGGCACGACTAACAGGGGGCTTCGGCCCCCTTTTCTTTTGGAGATGGAATGCAAATCAAGATGCTTAAAAGCACCAACTGTGACGGACAGCGTGTTCAGGTTGGTGATGTGGTTGATGCTAGTAACCGCGATGGGCGTTTTCTTGTGTCGTTGGGTTTTGCTGAGCTTTACGAAAAGCCGAAGCGCAAGAAGTCAGCGCCAGTGAACCGCATGGATGAGGCGGAAACATACCGTGACGCTGGCTAGCGCCTTCCAGGATGGCATAAACGACTTATACAGGGCGGCGGGCGTGTCCGCTGTCTTTACCAATACAGCCGGGGCAACATCAACTGTGACTGTGTTGATTGAGTATGACTTGAGCGTTTATGGCGATGTTGCCGAGGTCAGTCAGGCGACGGCGACCATATCTGTCAAGAAGTCAGACATGGACTTACCCCCGAGGAGGGGTGAGCTATTTACCATCGGCAGCGCGACGTTTCGCGTCAGTTCAACGCTTCGCTCTGATGAGCTAGAACACACAGTCCTTGTGGCATGACGGGACTCAATTACAACGTAGAGGTCGACAAAGAGCAGATCAAGGAAGCGGTCAGCCTCTTTGAGTTTGTCGGCGGGAATTCAGATGAAGCGTTAAGGGTCGCCATTAACAAGGCTGGCCCGAAAATCAAGACGGCGACAAGCCGAGCCGTTAGGGACCAGATTAGGCTTAAAGCCTCTTATGTTGGCGGACGTATTGCTTTTAAGAGGGCAACACGTCGTGTCCTTTCAGGCGCGATAAGCACTGAGTCACGGGGAATACTTTTAACCAGGTTTTCCACGGACAGTCAGATAAGCGGCGAGAAAGTTTCATGGATTCGCCCGCCCGAGATTCCTGCAAGGGGAATCAGGGTGAAGGTCAAGCCATCCGGCTCTACTGAAGTTATGAGCCGGGAATGGTTTTACATGGTGCTGCCTAACAGCCGAGCGCTGGCTATAGCAAGACGATTGCCGAAAGGGCAGACAGGCCCGAGGGGCGGCAAGTATGACATCGCTTATGGCCCGTCCGTTTCTCAAGTATTCGGAAAGGACACACGCGACAAGCTGATCCCGCAGGCCGCAGACGAGTTGACCGCGCAGCTACTCGACGCCATGCGTTTCCTGCTTCAGAAAAAATACCCCAAGGAATAAATTGTGCCTGATTCGATAAGAGAGCAACTGCTTGGTGCAATCACCACGGCGGTCGGCGGGGAGTATGGCGTTCCCGCCCCAGATGACGAGCGCGACCTACCGATAACGATTGTGCAGGATGGTGAGGAGGTAGCCTCCCCCGACCAGTACGGTTACACAAACTATGAAATCCCTCTTGTTATCGCAAAGGCTGTAGCCGCGCCTGCTGCGACGGAGGGGCAATCCAGGTCTGAATACCAGGACGCAATGCGGGCGCAGTGCCACACGATGCTTGCTGGTATCCAGACGGCAGTATTCGCCGACGACACGTTCGGTGGACTAGCTGACGGTGCTGACTACACCGGCGGCTCGATAGCAACTGAGGTCGGAAAGCTCTGTTTCGCAGAGGCTCAGTTCACCGTCCGCTACCACACGGTACGCGGCGACCCTTTTACGATTGACTAGCCTTAAGGAGGCATCATCATGGGACAACCCATCCTTCGCTATGAATCGGGTCAGACCTCTTATGCATTTGAGGAAATGACCGACTCAGGCAACCAAACCCTTTTCTCCGCGTCCTTCTCGCCCCTGTCGCGTGTTGTGGAGCCTACCGTCGCGCCTTACGGCCTTAAGACGGGCGGCGCCATCACTGCCACAGGCGTGAATGACCAGGTGAGCGTTGCCGCGCTGACGGTAGTTGCACCTGGCATGACCGGCGCAGACGCTGACGGTGTTGTCAGTGTCGGCAGCGGTACGCTGAGCATTACCCGTGGCCTGACTACGGATACGCACTGCATCACCTCCATCACTGTTGACGACACCGGCTCACTCGCCGCTGTTGCTGGCACCGATGGCACGGCATTCAGTGAGACCCGTGGCGCCGCTGGTGGACCTCCGTTCATCCCTGTCGGCTCTGTTGAGATTGGCCAGGTACGCACGACCTCCGTTGATGCTGCTGCGGTGGCATCTGGTGAGATTTACCAAGTGCCCGGCCTGCATCAAGAGCGCACCGACTATCCTGTTTGGACGGTGGACTACGCAAACGGGCAAATCACCTTTGTCGACTCTCTCCCGACGATCCACACTGGGTCGCTGCCGAAGAAGGTCTACATCAAGGGTGCTACCCCTTTGTTTGCCCCGATCCCGAAGGCGTCGGAGTGGGTGCCTGCGGAAGCGACATACAGCATCACCTCTACCGACACTTACGATGGGCCGGTTGGCTCTAGCTCATCAAGTCTCGGCCAGGCGTCATTCTCCGCAGTCCTCACGGACGGAATCACGGATAACTTTGTAAGCCTTAAGGGTTCGAATATCTGGTTTGAGTTCCGCCCTGACCGCGACCAGAGTTACCCGAAGCAACTGACACAGGGCATTTTTGGCATCTCACGGACGTTCCCGGCAGGAGGTGGCAGTGTCTCCGCAAGCTGTACGGTGACCCCGACAGACGCCACTGTTGATGTTGCCTCTGCATAATGGACTTGCAGAAGTTCCTAAACGCCTCCCTGAACCTCAGGGAGGCATCTATTCCTGTTCCAGAGTTGGCTGAGTTCTTTGAAGAGAAAGAGCCGACATGGACCGTTCGAGGGCTGACCGCTGCTGAGTTGGCCCGCACACAAGACGCAGCCGAGGCAGGTGCAAACATGGCTGCGCTGGTCGAGGCTTTGGCGTCAGGTACAGACAAAGCTGAGGCCATTAAGAAACTGGCTGGTGTTCCCAGTAATGATGTTCCGAAGGATGTTTCACGCCGCATACAGTTACTTGTTGAGGGGTCCGTATCTCCCGAGATAGGGGAGAACAATAGGGATGTTGCTGTCAGGCTGGCAGAGACATTCCCCACGGTTTTCTACAACCTGACGAATAAGATTCTGTCACTCACAGGGCAGGGTGCAGAGCCGGGAAAGCGCAAAGCCTCTGGCAAGAAAACGGCATCAGAAGCCTGATATACCTCTGCGCTGACAAAGGCAAGTTCTTGTTTGAGGCTCGCCCAGATCTATTCCCTGAATGCCGCGTGACCGATTTAGAGATGGAGTTGTGGTCGCTCTACTACGAGGAGCGAGGACGCGAAAGGAACAAGAATGGCTGACGCAAAAAGAACGGCGTTGACAATACCGGCGCCGCTGTACAGTCGGCCATATCGAATACTAATAAATTTGCCGGTAGTCTCCAGGGCGCTACGCAGCCGTTTGCTGACGCAGCCGCTGCCGCAGTCAAGTATGAGGCGGCTTTGCTTGCCACTGGCGCGGCTATTACAGCCTTTTCCATTAAGGCGGCTGGCGATTTTGACTCAGGCTTTAGGGAGATTGCTACTCTCATTGATGAGCCTATCTCCGCGCTTGATGAGTTCAAGGCGGCGATACTTGAGTATGGGGCGAACAGTTCATCGTCCTTAGAGCAAGTCAATTCTGCGATTTACTCGGCAATATCGGCAGGCGTTGACTACACGGACTCCCTTGAAGCTGTCAGGGTTGCAGAGCAGTTATCCATTGCGGGTAAAGGCGACCTGGATTCCACGCTGACCCTGCTTGTTTCATCCTTAAATGCCTACGGACTAAGCACACAAGAGGCAGAGCGTTTTTCCGATGCCCTGTTCACCACTGTCAGGCTGGGGCAGACAACGCTTCCTGAGCTTAACGAATCGCTGCAACAGGTCACTGGCACTGCGGCGACTGTCGGAGTTCCGTTTGAGGAAGTGCTTGCTGCGCTTGCCGCCCTAACGTCAGCAGGCACACCTACCACTCAGGCTGTCACGCAGATTTCTGCTGTTCTGACGGGAGTCCTCAAGCCATCCCAGCAGGCTGCTGAAGCAGCGAAAAATCTTGGGATTGAGTTCTCCGCCCAAGCCGTCAGGGCGGATGGCCTGCAAGGATTCCTGCAAAAAGTTGCCGATGCTACAGGCGGCAACGAGGAAATAATGGCAAAGCTGTTCCCGCGTGTTGAGGCGCTGCGGGCGGTTTTCCCTTTGACGGGTATAGCCGCAGAAAAGTTTGCAGGTAATCTGGTTGAGCTAGAAAACGCTGCCGGTGCTACCGAGGCCGCGTATCAAAAGATGGCCGATGGCTTTGACCAGATATCTGGAAGGCTTAGCTCATCATTTCAAGCAATCGGGGTTGCTATAGGTGACCCGCTACTTGACGAGTTTGGTGATGTAGCCAACGCCATTGGCGAGATACTGGGGGTTTTGTCGTCATCATTTAATAATGGCGACCTTGCACAGATCACTGCGTTTATCGAGGAGGAGTTTGGCAATCTTGCCGAAGTCCTGAGCGGTGTTGCAGACGCACTCCCTAGGGCATTGTCTGAGGCAGACTTAACGGGGTTCACTAGTGGGTTGACCGCGATACAAGAGGCGGTTGGGTCGCTTTTCGGCAACCTGGACCTAACAGACGCGGAGGACTTGGCGCGGGCGATTGAGTTTATCGGCTCTGCGTTTAACGGTCTTTCGCAGTTTTCAGGCGGTGTCATTGAGTCATTCGCTTCGCTTGCCCAGTATTTTGCCGAACTTGCAGAAAGCGCATCACAGGGCGACAGCGCCCTACGCGATCTTGGTAATGCCTTCGGTATAGCATCACAGATAAACCTTTTCGCAGGCGCTTTGGGTGGCGCCACGTCTGCACTAAGCGCCCTTGTCGGAATCCTTGTAGCGAATCAGGCTGGGGGCCTTCTTGGCGGGCTTGGTAGCCTTGCAAAGTTACTACAGGGGCAGACCGGCATAGTCGCCCTTCTTGGAAAGGCGGGGCTTATCGGCGCCGCAGGTGGGGCTGGCGTTGCCCTTGGGACACTTGCTAATAAGGCCGCTGAGCTTACTACTGGGCGTTCACTTAGCGAGTGGGCATCCCAGGCGGTTGGGGAGATAACGGGCCTAAACGACAGACTGGAGGAGCAGGGCAGGGTACTAACCCAGACTACGGGACCGAGCGCAGAGGCAGCTGCGAGGGATATTGCTGCGCTTGACGAGGAAATGCAGAGGCTTGCCAGTTCTGGTGGCGATGTCTTTGATTTCACATCAGGGCTTGCGTCATCACTTGACGACGCCGTTGCAACGCTTATCCCGTATTCAGATGCGGTAAATGAATCCGCTGACGCGACCCAAAGGCTTGGCGCCGATGGTCAATCATTGACGGGTTACTTTTCTGTAGTCTCAAGCGGCGCAAAAAGTACCGCAAGCACGTTTGATGACCTTGCAAACGCATCGGATGAGTTGAAGGCAAAGTTGGCCGTCGCTGCGATTGAGGCGCAGGGGGCTATACAGGTTGCCAACATCGAGGCGGATGCTGAGCGCGCCGTTGCCGCTTTTGATGCGCTTGCGTCATCTGTCCAAAGCACTGGGGATGTGCTGGGAGGTCTTTATGACCTCTTAAGCGATGAAAACATTTCCAAGTTTGACAAACTCTCGATTAAAGAGAGCATTGCCGATGAGACAGATGCGAGGCAAAAACTATTGGAAAAGCAGATAAAGTTGACAAGCGCAGAAATACGGCTTGCTAACGCACGGGCTGCATCCCTTGAAAGGGGAGACTCCTTGATAACGATTAATGGAGATGGACTACAGCCTCACCTTGAAGCGTTTATGTTTGAGATTCTTGAAGCCATCCAGGTTAGGGTTAATGCAGATGGCGCTGAGCTTCTACTTGGGGTTTGAAGATGATTCACGTTAGCGCAAAGACGTTTGATATATCTGGCTCCATATCGTTTGCCCCCCTGCCTAGCGAGGCTGAGTCCGTTTACGAAAGGCGCGTAAGCAGGGTCGCAACGCTGGATGGAGGCGTAGCCATCACAGATGGTGGGTATAGTGATGGGGATAGAACCCTTGAATATAGCTACAAAAGCATATCAAAGGCGCACGATGACAGGGCCAAGCGGATCATTGAGATACACCCACTTGTCACTGTAGCCACGCCTGAGGGTGTTTTTGAGGCGGTCCCCCAGTCATTCCGCCAGTCTCCAGACACAAACCGCATATCTTTTCTTGTAAATAGAAAACTCAGCGAGGACTAACTAATGCCTGCTCCCGGCTCATATTTTTACAGCGCAGCAGCACTTGTTGCGGCACAGACAGCACTTCTTGGCGAGATTGACGCAGACGCCGCAGCAGGGAAGTTGAAGCTATATAGCGAGGCTGACGTGCTTCTGGCGACCATCACGCTTTCAGATCCCGCAGGGACTGTGGACGGTGCAGGACAACTGACTATTACGGCCCCTGCTGCCGCTACCGCAGTGGCAACAGATACATGCACGTATGGGACTGTGACCGATGGCGCCGACACCGTTATCCTTACGGCCCCTGTAAGCCAGGGGGCTTCTGCTGTTTCTGGGCAGATCGTGCTCTCCAATACCGCTATTGTTACAGGGGCAGATGTAACCCTCGTATCATTCACCATCGGGTAAAGCCTTATGGCCGATCCGAATTGGGCCGACAGAGCGCTCCTACTTCCGTTTGACACTGACCTTACGGATTTCAGTGACAACGCTTTCACCGTTGCCGCATCTGGTGGGGCGGCTGTCAGCAGCGCAGATAGCAAGTATGGCCCCGCATCGCTGTCGCTCACGGCAGAGGGCGATTATTTAACGCTCCCCAATAACGCCGAGTTTAGTTTTCCCGGCGATTTCACCATTGAATGCTGGTTAAAGGTTGCGAGCATTGCGGGCGGACAATACAGGCCCATTTTCAACCTCAACGACAACAATGCAGCAGGCGGATTCCTGTTTTTTACCTCTAACGGGTTTCTGCGCTTTGTTGAATCTGGCACCACTGTTGCTGAGTCTTTTGATATCAGCGCAGACACATGGCACCATGTAGCGGCTGTCAGGTCTGGCACAACCCTCACCCTGTATGTTGATGGCGTCAACGTAGCCAGCGGCACCACATCAACCAGTTTTGTAAGTGGCTCTCAAAACTACATCGGGGCCGAATACTTTGATGCCGTCACATACTCCAGTGGCGTTGATACGTTCATAGATGACTACCGCATAAGCCAGCGGGCTGAGTACACATCAAATTTTACGCCACCCACTACGGCCCACCCCATAGACTCAGCCCCCCAGGTATTCTCGGCATTCCCCACGCCGATGCTGCCGATAGAAAACACCGTTTCTGTGCTCAACATCCCAGATGTTTACGCATCCATACCATCTATCGCTGGTGAGCCTTCGGCTTACGCAACATATCTGGAAAGAGACCCATTTATAGATGACGTGGTAATCCTCGTCCCCATGACGGGGAGCAATGGGAGCACCACATTTGAAGATAAGTCATTAACGCCCTACCCGATCAACGTATTGGGTGATGCGTCAATAGACACCGCAGAATTCAAGTGGGATGGTGGTTCTGCTTCTTTTGACGGCGCTGGTGATGGGTTATCGGTAGGGGATAACGGAAGCAGGAGCGTCCTTGCCATCTCTGGCGACTACGCCATAGAGGCATGGTTTTACTTTGACGCCTTTTCAGCCATACAGTATTTGTTTGACTACGGCGCGGAGAATGGCGGCAGCTTTAATCTCATTGCCTATGTAGACACATTTCGCAGGATTATAGTCGGCTCATACATCACAACATCGACAAACATTGTCGACCCTGCGACATGGCACCATATAGCGATAACCCGTTCTTCAGGCACTACACGGCTTTTTGTAGACGGTGTTCAGGTGGGGAGCAGTGGTTTCGGCATAAATCCGAGAAACATCGGGAACACCCCCTACATCGGGATAAAGTATGACAATACATTCCCCCTTGATGGTCGGGTGCAGGACTTCCGCCTAACCATAGGTCAAGCGAGGTATACGTCAGGCTTCACTGTCCCGCTTAACGCTTTTGAGATCCCCGAGCCGCCAGTTGTCTTTGACATTCGCAGTCAGTTTGAATCACCGATCCAGGCCCCCGAGTCTGTAGTGTCCATCACCCCCGCAGCGAGAGTGTCAATACCATCCCCGACCACTGCGCCGTACATCACGGGATATAACAACAACTCTGCGCTTCTTGGTTCTGGTGGGCGATATATATTAAGGGTTACAGGCGACCCTGTTCTTGAGATACCTATTTCATCATGGCAGGCAACGGTGCAGTCTGGCCGTCAGTCTTTCTTGCAGGCTGTCGTCCCTGGCTTCACCCCTTACGCGGATGCCTTATCTGCAAGGCAGGGTGTAAGCGATATCGTTGTCTATCGTGTCACTGAATATGATGGATTGACGGTTGAGGTTGAGCTTGCGCGGGCGGCACTGACAACCATTCGGGTGGACTCTGGTGCGTTCAGGTCAACCGCCACGCTTTCTGGATATACAGACGCATTTTCCACATTGCCGACAAGGCCCGTGGCACAACTAACAGGGGTGCGCTCCACATCGCAAACCGTTGGCGGCGGTGTCCGTGTTCGCGCCGATATAGACTGGCAACTTCGCCCATCACAGACCGCAGAGGCTGATGGGCTTAGTTTCATTGTCGACTACATCAACTATTACGTCACCAGTGCTGGGCAAGCCTATATGGATGCGGGTAGCCGTGGGTAGGGCCTCGATAATCTCACACATCGGAGGTGGCTTGTATGATGTGTCTCTTGACTACGGCGAAGGCTATATTGATGTCCTAATAGGCCGGTTGCAGTCCCTTGAAGCCCAAGTCAATGCGGCTGTCGCAACCAAGGAGGCTGAGCTATCAGCAAAGCAATCAGAGGCGGATGCATTTAGGGCATCGCTTGATGTCGCCATTACCACCCTTTCTGAGGCTGACGAGAACAACCGTGCTGCCGCGCTTTCCGCAGTAGAGGCTGCGACCAAATCCTATGCCCAGTCTATCCAAGGCGCCCAAAAGATAGAGCGACAGATAGCTGAATTAAAGGCAAGGCTGTCCAGCGCACAGGCTAGGATTTCCGAGCTTCAGGGCTTACCCCTTACGGAAACCAGGAATGTTTGGTGTACTACACAAACCGTTGACGCTACGGGTGAGGTTGGGACTATTGAAATCAATGGCGAGCAGCCTGAGATATTGATAGCCCCAGAGGCGGCGCCCCCCGCTGGTTATGGCGAACTACGCCACCGTATTGCGATGTCCCCCTCTGCGACGTACTACAATGCGGCAATCCTTCCGGGATGGCAGAAGTATCTGCCGACCTACAGATTTGGTGTCCTGACCGCAATAAACCGGCAACTAAACACATGCAGCGTAACGCTTGAGCCTGCATTCAGTTCCGCGCAGTCACTGAATATCAACCAGGAAAGCACACTGGAGAACGTTCCGATTGAATATCTGACGTGCAACGCTGGCGCTTTCACTGTAGGTGATGATGTTGTTGTTAGGTTCAACTCACAGTCATGGGAGAATCCCGTGGTGATTGGCTTCAAAGAGCAGCCCAGATCTTGTGGGTTTAGCCTTCTTCGGTTTAATGAGTCTGGCGACCCCGCTGTTGCTACTGCTGGGCGCATTTTCGTCGTGATGCGCGACAACAGGACAGGCGGCAATAACTATGGCAAAGACATTTCCGACGCGATGGGCCGCATTGTTCAAGTAGCTGACGGAACATCCGTTGTGAATCCATCACTGGGCATTACTGTTCAATACAGGGAC